TGTTTGGCGGTAAGTCAGCCATTGTGAAGCATACCAACGGCCATAAAGACGCTTGCGACTACCTGAAGGCTAACGATACCAGAGAATTTATTGCCGCATTCTGGGCTGCTGAGAAGTTTGTACCTGACGGTATCATCAACGGTGCTAGTCTCTGGGACGAGGTAAACAAACCAGTAGAGAAGTCTGCTGTTATGTACCCATGGGCTGAGTTGAACAAGCTAACCTACGGCATCAGGGAGGCTGAGTTAGTCACCATCACGGCAGGTTCAGGACTAGGTAAGTCTCAGTTTGTGAGAGAGATAGTGTGGCATATTCTCAAGCATTCTGAGGAGAACATTGGTCTGCTTTTTCTAGAGGAGAATGCACGTAAAACTGCGCTATCGCTGATGTCTCTGGCGGCTAACAAGCCGTTGCATCTACCAGATGTAGAGAGTACGGAGGAGGAGCGTTGGGAAGCATTTGAGACTACGATGGGCACTAACAGACTCTACCTGTTTGACCACTTTGGTAGCACCAGTGTTGATAACATCATTGCACGTTGTCGCTACATGGCTAAGGCGTTAGACACAAAGTTTCTGTTCTTAGACCATGTCAGCATTGTTGTGTCAGCGCAGAGCAACGGTGATGAACGCAAGGCTCTGGATGAAATCTGCACCAAGCTGAGAATGTTAGTGCAAGAGACAGGCATAACATTGTTTATGGTTAGCCATCTAAAGCGACCAGACGGCAAAGGCCACGAAGAAGGCGCTGCTAGTAGTCTGTCACAACTCAGAGGCTCTGCATCCATTGCACAGCTATCAGACATGGTGATAGGGCTGGAGAGGAACGGTCAGGCTGACGACCCTGTAGAGAGAAACACCACCCATGTCAGGGTACTGAAGAACCGCTTTTGTGGTACTACAGGTAAGGCAGGTGGCTTGCTATTCGACCAGACAACAGGTAGAATGACAGAAATTAGAGAAGAGGGACTGTAATGAGATGCGTAGCGTGTAACAAGGCTTTATCGGACTTTGAGTCCACCAGGAAATCTGCAATCAGCGGAGAATACTTAGATATGTGCAATGATTGCTACTTTTACACTGACGATATAGACACCATTGACCGCGAAGACTTACGGTCAGAATCAGACACAGTAATGGAGAGTCAAGAATATGAGCAAGATTGGAAGCTGGATAGCTGAACAGCAAGAGAGTAAGGCACAGATAGCCTACACTAACCCTTATGACAGACACAGCAACACAGACAACGAAACGAGGCAATACTATGTTGAATACAGTAACAACGGATCAAAGAGTGATTTCATGGTTCAGTTGCGGAGCAGCCAGCGCAGCAGCTACTTACTTAGCTAAACAGAAGTATAAAACTCCTAACTTTGAAGCTGTCTACTGTAGAGTAGCGGAGGAGCATAAGGATAATTTTAGATTTTTAAAAGACTTCTCCAGTAAGTTTACAATACCAATAAAAATAATTGGTGACGAGTCTGCTGAGTTTTCTATTTACAAAGTTTTTGAGCAAAGGAAGTTTATCAAAGGGCCGACAGGTGCGCCTTGCACTATGATATTAAAGAAAGATGTTAGAAAAAAGTATCAAAAAGAAGGAGATATACAGGTATTTGGATATACAAGCGAAGAAGAAGACAGGGCAAATAGGTTTATAGACTCCAACAACGATGTTGATGTTGATTTTATCCTGTTAGAAAATAACTGGACTAAGAAAGACTGCCTAGAGTTTGTTAGAGATAACAACATAGAAATACCAGTTATGTATAAACTAGGTTATAACAACAACAACTGCGTTGGTTGTGTTAAAGGCGGTATGGGATATTGGAATCAAATACGAGTAGACTTCCCTGAAGCATTTGATAAGATGGCAAAGCTAGAACGCAAGCTAGGCCACGCTATTAACAAAGACAAGAACGGTGCTGTGTTTTTAGATGTTTTAGCGAGTGATAGAGGAAACTTTAAGAAAGACTTACCTAGTGATTGTGGATTCACTTGCGAGTGGAAACAACAAACATTAAAGTTTTAGAGGCAATACTATGTTGATTACGCTGGATATAGAAACAAACACCAGCCACGACAATATCTGGGTAGTGGTGACGCAGGACGTAGAGACTGGAGAGATGCTAGAGCATTATAGTGCTGTGACTCTAGCGCCTCTGATTAGTCAGGCATCAGGCGTTATAGGCCACAACATTGTAGGCTTTGATGCGCCAGTGCTGCTGAAGCAGTGGAACCTGTACATACCAACACCAAAGCAGCGTGACACATTGGTGATGTCGCGTCTATACAACCCATCACTGGAAGGCGGACACAGCCTAGACTCTTGGGGCAAACGCTTTGGCGACCACAAGATAGACTTCCACGACTACGACGGTGGGCTGTCTGACGAGATGGTGGAGTATTGCAGGCAAGATGTTGCACTGACCACTAGGCTGTACAATCACTTAACCGACACACTGAAGCGTGAGGGGTTTTCACAACAATGCGTAGATTTAGAAGAGAAGGTCGCTATCATTACGGCTCAACAGGAGCGCAACGGCTTCATGCTAGACGTAGAGCAAGCAACTTTGCTGTGGCAGGACATAACCCACAAGATGCGACAGATAACGGAGCAGCTACAGAAAGTGTTTCCACCAATAGTGGAGGAACGCTGGAGCGAGAAGACGGGGAAGCGACTGAAGGACAAGGTGACAGAGTTTAACGTAGGCTCTCGTAAGCAGATTGCAGAGAGGCTGGAAGGTGTGGGCGTTAAGTTCAAGCAGAAGACTGAGAAGGGCGCTATCATCGTCAACGAGAAGGTGTTAGAAGGCATTGACGTACCAGAGGCTAAGACGATATACGAGTACTTGTTGTTGCAGAAGCGAGCAGCACAGATAGACTCTTGGCTAACCCATGAGAAAGATGGCAGGGTACACGGCAGAGTTATCACCAACGGTGCTGTAACAGGCCGCATGACGCACCACAGCCCTAATCTAGCACAAGTGCCATCAGTGTCTGCACCGTATGGCAGAGAGTGTAGATCATTCTGGTGTGTGCCTGAAGGACATAAACTAATAGGCTGTGATGCCAGTGGCTTAGAACTACGCATGCTTGCACACTATATGCGTGACGAGAGATACACCAACGAAATACTAAGCGGTGACATCCACACAGCTAACATGAAAGCAGCAGGGCTTACAGATCGTAACCAAGCCAAGACATTTATCTACGCTTTCTTGTATGGCGCTGGTGCAGCTAAGATAGGTCAGATAGTAGGCGGTGGCTACAGAGAAGGTCAGCAGCTTATAGACTCGTTCCTACGCAACACACCAGCACTGGCGAAGTTACGAGAGAAGGTAGCAACACACTCAGCAGGCGGTACTCTACCTGGTTTGGACGGCAGACGCTTACGAGTCAGGAGCGAACACGCTGCACTAAACACGCTATTGCAAGGCGCTGGTGCTGTTGTGATGAAGCAGGCTCTGGTGTTGTTGTCAGAGTCACTTAACCAATACGACATTCCACACAAGCTAGTGGCTAATGTGCATGATGAATTTCAGATAGAAGTACCAGAGAATTTTGCTGATGTAGTAGGCAAAGCAGCAGTACGAGCCATCAGGAAAGCAGGAGATGTGTTAGACCTGCGCTGCCCTCTTGATGCTGAATACAACGTAGGTAATAACTGGGCAGAGACGCATTGACAAATCCGTACCATTCGTGGTATAATATACATAGATCAGTTGTGATCTAAAACAGCACTTAAACGCAACAATTCAATCAAAGGTGATATTATGAGCGAAGCAAAACCAGTAACAATAGCAGCAGACATGATGTGGTCTAGTCTGAACGAGCCAAACCGTATGTCAGGCAAGTATCAAGTAGACCTAGCTAACCTATCCAAAGCAGCAGTAGAGGCTCTGGAGATGATGGGCTTGAACGTAAGACAAAAAGACGGACAAGGCAACTTCATCACTGCTAAGTCACAACATCCTATCCGCATCTACGACACTGACGGTGACGAGATCAAAGGTATCCTAGTAGGCAACGGCTCTAAAGCCAAGGCAGTAGTCAGCTACTATGACTGGAAATCTCCAGCAGGTCAGGCAGGACGTAGCCCCACACTGCTGAAGCTAGTGGTCACTGACCTAATCCCGTATGGCGGCAACGCTGAAGTAGCTGATGTGGACTTGGGCGAAGCATTGTGATTTTAATTGATGCAGACATTCTAGTCTATCGCATAGGTTGGTCATGTAACAACGAATCAGAGAAGACAGCCGTCAGCACCATAGACGGCTTTATCTCCGACATCCTGTTGCAGCTCAACGTAGACGAGGAAACAGACTACTATGTTCTGTATCTCACTGGCAAAGGAAACTTCCGCAAGGAATATGCCGTCACTGCTGAGTACAAAGGAAACCGCAAAGATAAGGAAAAGCCAGTACACATCCAAGCACTGCGTCAACACCTTATCGACAAGTGGGCTGCTGTAGTTACTGAAGGAGAAGAGGCAGACGATGCCATAGCTATAGCAGGAACCACACACGGTGATAAAGCCATCATGGTCTCTTTAGACAAGGACTTTGACCAGATTCCAGGTTGGCACTATAACTTTGTTAAACAACGCAAGTACTATGTTAAGCCAGAGGAAGGCTTACGCTTTTTCTACCGCCAGATACTGATGGGTGACAGAATTGACAACATCATAGGCATCAAAGGTATTGGTGAGAAGAAGTCAGAGAAGATATTGAAGGACTGCGTTACTGAGCAGGAACTCTACGACAAGTGTGTAGAGATGTACGATGGTGACGAGGCCAGAGTGATAGAGAATGGTAGGATGCTCTGGCTAAGACGCTACGAAGGTGAGATATGGAGCTTCAATGAAGACAAGGAATAACGGAAGATGGACAGAAGCACGTTTTCGTTCCTTTATCGTCTCTGCACTCCGACAGGCTCACGCTAAGTGGGGTGTAAAGCACGATGTCAAGTCAGCGGCTAGAGTGGCTAGAGGAGTTTACAAGTGTGCCAAGTGTGGCAAAGGCTCCCCAGCTACTCTACCACCGCTAGAAGGAAAGAAGCGTAGACGCAACAACGCAGCAGTAGACCACATAGACCCAGTAGTAGACCCAGCAGTAGGCTTTATAGATTGGAACACCTACATTGAGAGGATGTTCATCGAAGCTGAAGGGTATCAGGTACTGTGTCACAAGTGTCACACTGCTAAGACTAATGCAGAACGCAAGAGGCGTAAAAAATGA